TTGAAAAGCAACAAACAACAAGACTAACAAGGTCGATAACATAATTAATGTATTGCATTTATTGAGAAAAAAAGAGCCCTCAGACTCTGCTCTGTGCCGTGCTTCATTCTCGTTCTGTTCCCTCCTAAAGTATAATTCCCCATCAGTCATTAAGTTTTTTTTTGTTTTTCTTCCGTAACTCATCGGTCAGCCTGACCAATAAATCAGTTAGAGTTATCCCCTCCTCCTCTGCAACTGCTTTCAAGACCTCAATGTCTCTCTCGTACATCCACGCATTCAATTTACGTTTATCTGGATCTCGCTGGTTAGGCATTGTCAGTTGCGTTGGTGGGAGGACAGTAAATGAACGGTGGGAGTACGTCAATAATTTTTTGAAAAAAAATTGTAAATAATATTTTTATAGATATTCTTGCCCTGTTCATTGCTCGTACATCATAGGTTAGTTTTTCTATTATATGAATAGCCGAGTGTCTGCGGAGTGTCTTGAAGGGCCGGAATCGAACCGGCGATTAAGCTTTTGCAGAGCCCTGCCTTACCACTTGGCCACCCCGCCATCCAAGACAATAGAATCACCTCAAACCTCGTGTGTGCAACATAAAACTAAAAAATACTATGCAAAACCAAACCAACACCCTCACTTGGGACACCCTAATTGCGACATTTATGCAGACCGGATGCGCCGCAACCGTGGAGCGCAAACTGCGCGAATTAGGCAATAAACGCTGGGATAAACTCAAAACCACCCCCATAGGCCAGACCAGCGGAACCGACTTTCTTCAGCTGCTAAAATCAGGAGGAACTAAAACCCACGTTTACCTCGGCACACTGCAAAACCTAGCTATTGAAACGGGGCAACTTACCCACCCCGTTTTACCCAAACGACTCTGGCCAAAAATCATCAAATCTGAGCGGCGTGCCATTACGGAAAATGAGCATCGCAGGTTGGGCTCTAACCTCCGCACAACTCGCTGGAGAGCCTTCCTTGAAATCCTCTGGGAAACTGGAGCGGCCCAAACAGATGCTGCCAATTTCAGAATTGAGGAGCTTCAAGAAGGAATTGTCACCTACAAGCGATGCAAGACGGGGGTTCGTGCGGCTCAAGAGCTGTCACCGAACCTCCAAAAGCTGCTAGCCAGTGTCGCCGCTGGACGCACTCAAGGCTATTTTCTTCCCTCTATACAAAGGATGGACAGCAAAGATCGGGCGACAATATTTAGACGAAAATGCCGCTCATTAGGAATAGCGGGGGTCACGCTGCACAGCTACCGCTATGCGTGGGCCGAACGTGCCTTCTCAGTAGGAATGCCAGAGAGGTTGGCAATGGTGGCCCTAGGCCATAACTCAGCTGCAATTCACCGAGTCTACGCCAAGAACGCAAAAGTCGTGGCCCCAAGTATCGCTGGATTTACTGCCGCTCAATCACCGACTCCAGCCGGTTAATTGTTTTGAGGGCATCCCGCACAAACTCCACAGAATTAGTTGATGCTTTTACAGCATCTTGAAACCCTTGCGGGTGACGCTCAATCAATCGTTCAGAGTTTTTTAGATCCACTGTCGCGCAGCTGGCTGTCATCAGCAAGAGCATCGGCAATAGCATTGTCAACTTGGTCATCCTTTGTTTTTCTCCTAACATTTGATTTAGCAATTTTGAGAGATTTAAACAGCTGGGACACCAGCTCCCGAAGAAGTCTGTATGACCCCAGCAGTTTAAACAACCAACCCATTATACCAATACCAACTAACAACTAACTAACAATTTTAGAATCTGACCCAGCCTTTGCCGCGTCTTCAGATTTCTTAACCCCGTGCCTAACAAACACAGCTAGCACACTGGTCACAACCAGCTGCAACGCAGCTGCAAGTTCTAGCTCTCCGGTAAAATAACCAGAAGCCGCACCGACAACAGCTGTCACAGCTGTCCAAACAGTTTTTGATTTTAACATATTAATATTTACGTTTTGATTTAGAAGCTGACTTTTTAGCTGGCTTCTTTTTCTTGTCCGGCATTACCGAACCCTTTTTTTTGAACTTATATGATTTACCTACTGGCATAATTATTTTTTCCTTCTTGCTGGAGTTGCGCGGCCTTTCCGCTTCTTCTCCGAAATTTTTCTACGCTTCTCCGACTTGGACATCTCGCCCACAGTCTTCGGAGTCTTTGAGCTGACCCGTTTAGACGGTCTGCAATAACCACCGTCAGCATCTCCACAAGCTTTGCCGGTGCGGACGTTAACCCAGCCCTCTTTAAACCAACGCTTGAGAGCGGCCCCTTTAGCTGACTTGCGTACCGCCATTATTTTTTCTTGGACTTATTGCCCCAGTTGGCAGCTCCAACCTTTCGGCATTTAGCTAACGCGCCACTCGCATACGCAGATGGCCACACTTTATAGCGGCTTTTTACCTTATGATAACAAGCGTCTCTTCGTTTAGCTGCCATTAGCGTCCCACCTTTTTTATTGCCGCCTTATGAGCAGCTGAAAATGTCTTTCCTCCACGCATCATCTTTCTCATTTCAGCCATATGTTTTGCTGTGTGATGAACTGAATGTTTTTTTAACGTTTCTTTCTGTCTAGTCGTTAATTGTTTTTGTTTAGATGCCATTAGTATTTACCT